TTAAGGGCGTTAATGAACTTGCGGCCAAAATTGACGAGTATTTCACGTATTGTGATACTAAAGTTATTAAAAGAATAGTGAATAAAAGGGGCGATTTAATCTCGGAAATATATCAACCCTACACAATTACTGGATTAGCCTCTTTCTTAGGAACGAATAGACAAACGTTAATTAATTACGAAACTAAAGACGAATTTTTTGACACTATAAAAAAGGCGAAGGAAAAAATAGAAGCCGAATATGAAAATAGGGCGTTAATAGGCGATAATAACGTAACCATGTCAATTTTTTCATTAAAAAATAATTTTGGATGGAAAGATAGACAAGAGACTGATATTACAAGCGGAGGAAAAAGGATTAATACAATTTATGACCTCATCACCAACGCCACTAGTGAAGACACTCCACCGATTTCAGAATAATCCCGACTATTTTTCACAAGAAGTTTTAGGCGGTGAATTGTGGAGCAAACAGATTGAGGTAATGAACTCGGTGAGAGATAATAAGTTTACAGCAGTAAGAAGTGGACATGGTGTAGGTAAGACTCATATCGCCGCGAAAATAGTAATCTGGTTTTTAACTTGCTTTAAACCCTCGAAAGTTATTACAACCGCACCAACATGGAATCAAGTTAAGAACATTTTATGGCAAGAGATTAATTCAGTAGGTAAAAAAGCTAGATATCCATTAGGAGGAGAGATTTTAAAAACAGGATTTAATTATAATGATGAACATTTTGCTATCGGTTTTTCTACTAACGAACCTGACAAATTTCAAGGCCATCATTCACCACATATTTTAGTAGTGTTTGATGAGGGTCCTGGTGTAAAGCCTGATATATGGGAAGCCTCAAATGGTTTGTTAACCTCTCCCCATTCCCGATTTTTAGCAATCGGTAATCCTACCACTCCTAACGGTCCATTTTACGAAGCGTTTAAGAGTGATTTATATAACAAGATTACGATTAGTTGCTTAGAATGTCCGAACGTAATCGAAAATAAGATAATATTTCCAGGTCTTGTTACGAAAGAATGGGTTGAGGAACGTAAAAAAGAATGGGGAGAAAACTCACCAATTTATAAAGCGAGAGTTTTAGGCGAATTTCCGATTGAAGGTGAAGATACTTTAATACCGTTATCATGGGTAGAACGAGCAATAGCCAAACAAATAACACCAAAACCCACCGATGCAATAGTGATGGGGATTGATGTAGCGAGATATGGTAGCGATCACACCGCATTTTTAATAATGCATGGAAGAAAAATAATTCATATTAGTGGATATGTAGGAAAAGCGACTACAAAGACAGTTGGTAAGGCGATTTTATTGTGTAAAGAATATAAATGCTCTAAGATAATAGTAGATGATAGTGGAGTCGGTGGCGGTGTGACGGATATGTTAGTTGAGAGATTTGATGAGAAAAGTGGTATAAATGTAATAGGAGTCAATTTTGGCTCACAAACCGATGAAAAAGACAAGTACGAAAATTTAAAAAGTCAAATATTTTGGAGTCTGAGACAAGACTTTGAACACAATGAAATAGATCTGCCAGACCATGAAAGATTGCTACAAGAGCTTCCTAGCTTAATGTACGAAATAACAAGTAAGGGCAGATTAAAAATCGTTGGTAAAGATAAAATGAAGCAAATGGGCTTACATAGTCCTGATTATGCAGACGCTTTGGTCTTAGCTCATTATGGTCTTTACAGTAAACAAAGTGGTTTCACAGATTTCTATGAAGAAATTTATGAAGAAGAAAAACAAATCTTTCCTTCTTGGCTTTCTCAAGCCAATAACTCAATCAATCACGGCAGACATATCGAAGAAATTAAGTAAGCAGATAAAACAAACTCTCCCAACAACCAAATCAAAAGATAAGACTTTCGCATGGGATTTCCCTGTTGGTTTTAATATGCAAGGCAGAAATAAAACTAAATATAAACCCGAAGGAAGAATCAGTTATAGATCTTTAAGAAATTTCAGTGTCCATTCTCCAATTGTTAGATCAGCGATTGATTATTTAAAAGGCAAAATTGAAAAATTAAAATGGAATATAATCCCTGAAAATGAAACGGACGAATTAAACAAAGAAGATCTAGGAGTGATGTTGCTTAGAGGATTTTTTAAACACCCGATGGGTCCTCGAAGTAATTACCGAGAGTTTATAGATAGAATTATCGAAGATTACTTGGTAATTGGTGCAGTAGCAATGGAAAAGAAATTTACAATGGGTGATGATTTTATTGGTCAAGTTAAATTAGTTGATAGTGCAACAATTAAAAGATTTATTGTAGAAGATAGCGGTGAGATACCTGAACCCCCTGATCCTGCTTATGCTCAAATTATTAAAGGAATTGATGTTGCTCATTTAACTCAAGATGAATTAATTTATCAAGTTAGAAATGCTAGAAATAATACAGTTTATGGTTTGTCGCCGATCGAATCAATCGTTATTCAGATAGATAGTGCATTGCGAGGCTCATTATATTCTTATGCTTGGTATACCGATGGAAATGTACCCGAAGGAACTTTAGAACTTCCTCAAGAATTAACTAGGCAACAAATAAAATCGTATGAACGATATTTTAATTCAATGCTTGCTGGCAATTTTGTAAATCAAAGAAAGATTAAGGTTGTACCCGCAGGATCTAAATACACTCCATTTAAAAAGCCTGAAGATTTAGGCTATGAAAAGTTTGAACTTTGGATTTTACAATTAATTTGTACTGTATTTGGCGTGCCACCTCAAGATATTGGCTTTACTCATCAAATCAATAAATCTAGCTCTGACACTCAACAAGAGCTAGGTCAAGAAAGAGGAATGAGGCCTATTGCTCAATTCTTAGAAATACTTTTCACTAACATTATTCAAACAGATTTTGGCTTTGATAATCTTAAATTCAAATATATTGATATTGATCCTGTTGATTTGAAACTAGAGGCTGAAGTTCAAGTAATGAGAATAAATACAGGAGTTGAAAGTGTAGATGAAATCAGAATCAAAGAAGGAAAAGAGCCAATCGGATTAAATCATTATGTTAAAGGAAAAGAATCAGTTATTCTCGTTGAAGACTTAACTAAATCCGAAAGAGCCTGAAGTTGTCGAAGTAGAACCAAAATCAGAGCCAAAAGATGATCCTGACAAAGATAAAGAGGCATTGACAAAAACAAGATTTAATTTTGTGGCGTAAAAAAGCATCGAGAAACTATAAGCGAAAGATAGCATTTAGAAAATTTAAGAGTGCTTGTTTAGATGATTGGATGATAGAAGAAATATTTGGACAGTTACAAAAAGTAGAAAGCAAAGAACAAATACAATCTGTATTCACTCCTTATTTAAAAGGATCAATGCAAGTATTTTATCAACTTAAAAAGATTTCAGATGAATTTAATCAAAAATCTAATCAATCAAATTCGAAAACAAAATAATGATTTTGGGATAAATCAAACACTTAATTTTGCAGAATCACAGCCTGAGTATGATCAGTTTATGAAGATAATCGAAACTGGTTTAACTAAGCAATTAACTGATTTTGCTAATAATGAAGATTTAGTTAGACAAACACTTACTTTGATTCAAAAAGCACAAGAAGCACAAAATATTAAAAACTTTCTCAAATTGAATTGGAAAAGCATAGTAGATTATATTAGATCTTCAATCTTCGTAGGATTTATGACGTGGGCAGGTAATATAGGCGGTCAATCAGCATTAGATAAATTAGCGATTACTGCTAAACCTTTTGAATTAGAAAACGAAGAGGTTACACAATATTTCAATGAAAGAACCAATTTACTTGTAAATTTGCTGGACGATACTACTCAAGGACAATTAGCCAGTTTATTTATACAAGGCAGAGAATTAGCTTTAACGCCCGCAGAAATGAGTGAATTAATTTTTGATAATATTCCTAACATTTCGAAAACTAGAGCGGATATGATAGCGAGAAATGAATTGGCTAATGCAGTAAACGTAATAGAGTATGAAACTTTTAAACGAAACAATGTGAAACAAAAACGATGGGTAACTGCTCTTGATGATCGAGTTTGTCCATTTTGTGAACCTCTACATAATACTATTATTAGTTTAGATAATAAATTTAATTCAAGTGTAGAAAATAAATCTGGAAAAACTACAACATATAGCGTCACTTATCCGCCACTTCATGTAAACTGTAGATGCTATCTCGAAGAGGTATTTGATGGCACTGAAGTTATAAATGAAAATATAGTTTGGACAGGAAAATAATATGAAACCTAACGACTTATATAAACAAACCTGTAATCATGATCATAGTAAATTAATTGTAAAAAAAGAGTTAAAAGAT